TTTATGAAGGAGCAAATATGCAGAAAGATGAAAAGCCAAAAGCGATTGTCGATTGGTTTGAATGGGATGAAGGTGATGTAGATTGGTTTGTATTTCCAGCGAAATGGCAGATCGACGAAATTGCATTGGAAGAACTGGGAATTGAATCTGGAGCTTGGGTTGCAGACACAAGTAAACATCCTTTGGATGTTTTTAATACCGAGCAAGAAGCCAAAGATTTTGTATCGAATTTATAATTTCAAAAAATAACATTATAACTTGGAGACATTATGCCTGATCATTCATTAGACGACATTGTACATTCCATACAATCGGCAGTCATAGCGGCGACAGATATTGCAGAGCGCCATGAACTCGATTCGATTACAAGCGAAGAATTTTGGGAACGTAAGGTTGATGACAATGGAGAACCGGTCACAGATGACGACGGAAGACACATATATGTACCTCGCATGGTCGTCATGGAAATCCCAATGTGGGAAGATGGAGTTCTGGTACGAAAAAGCATACCAGTCCCGCTGCAATCGCTCACCACTGGTCAGAGCTTACGGGTGGATACGCTCGAAGTTGAAATGTCTGTGGAGATCGCAGGTCTGACTGCAGACCAGAAAAAAGGCAAGCTGATGGTGAGGCCATGTGCAAATACGCCATCATGGTTCAAAAAAGAGAGCAATGCTGCTAAAGTAAAGCTGATTTTCAAGGGCAGTGAGCCACCTGAAGGTTATGCAAGAATCGACGATCAACTAATCAAACTGCTTCCATAGGAGAGCATCATGGCAGATTCCGGCCTCGTACAAATGTCATCACAGTTTGGTGGACTTCCAATGGAACAACTCATTGGTGGACCACTGAAAGCAGCGTGTAACGCACAAACCCTGCTTGCTAAGGCATCCAGTGACTTCATCAAAGACGTCGGTTTGAATGATGACGGTAAGGGCAACATGGCCGCACGGACTGTGGACTTTTCGTTCAACAAGCCCGTACAAGACGCTGCCGGAAACACGACGATGGAAAAAGTGGATCTCCAGGTTCCACTGCTGGCCATTATCAACACGCCTGCTCTATCGGTCAAAGAAGCCGAAGTTCGCTTCACCATGGAAGTGAAGTCATCGACATCGAGCAAGCAAACTTCGGATAGTAAGGCTGATCTTACAGCCAAGGCTAAATACAATGCAGGTCTCTTCTCTTGCGAAGTGACTGTACACGGTTCTGTTGCTAATCACAGCGAGAACACCCGTAGCAGCGACAACAGCGCCAAGTATGACGTAAAGGTCATCGCTCGCGATGATGGTCCACCTGAAGGTCTTAGTAGGGTTCTTGATATGTTCAATGATGCCATCGCACCCACTCAAGGTGCAGCACCAGTCAAGAAATCCTAAACATCCCCTTGGCCCCCCACCCACGTCGCCTAATCCCATTTCGGGGCATGAAATGGGCGATTCCTACCGGGTGGGGGGTCAAGTTTTACATACTTAACTGTATCTGTTAAATGTTGCTTGATCCCACCTTCATTGGTGTTGTTCATAAAAAAGCTTGGATGGTCCAAGCTATAATTAAAAACTTGTGGGTTCAAACTCGACTCATTCAGGTGTCACGGCTTGGATGGGTCTTTTTCTATTGTCTCGATGATTTGAATATCGACCATACCTTCATCGCCGCAATCTTGTACCTCAAAGACTGTTTCTTCTGGCAAGCCTTCTACTTGCTCTAAGAAATCAATACTTGCTGTACGTAGCCGTCCCTCTGATCCTTCATCGGAGCATACAGGAACCAACGTTACTACAGTTTTCTTTGTAGCTTTTAACCTGGCAACAAAGACAGGATCGGGATCAGGAACAGGTTCTTCAACAGCTATCTCTTCGATTGACGGCTTTTTCTTTGATTGAGCGCCAAGGTCACCATCAGAAACAAAACTAAGTCCTGCTGGTAGCACCACAAAAGTGCCCAAAAAAACCAGCGTAACGACAATCATTTTTGTTCGGTAATCTCAAACAGTTCATCAATACGCTTTTTCATGCGCTTGATTTGACGCTCTACATCCTCACCGTCAAAGTCAGAAGAAATCATCGAAGTTTTCTTTTCAATAGAGCTAATCTTAGACTTGAGTGCATCTACCTCTGCTTGCATCTTTGCGCTCGCAGCCTGACAAGGTGGTGGCTGTTGACCTTCCATTCCTTGAGATTGAGCTTCCATCTCAAGTTTTTTCATTTCTTGTTCGTGCTTTTGTTCTGCACGGTCACGGTAAAAGTTCCATGCTTTTGAACCGCCTGCTACAGCCATACCTGCAAGAGCAATCGCGACCATCGGTGCATAGTCTCCACCCAAAGCTTTAGCAGCGTCCGCAGCGGCTGTGATGTCTTGAGAAACGCCAACTGATTCGACCAACTCACTAACAGCAGCCGGGGTAGCTACAGTTTCGACTGTTGCGGGTGCAGGCTCTGGTGCAGGTGTAGGTGCCGGTGCGGGTGCAGGGGCAGCATCCTCTACTTTAGTTTCTTGTGCCACGGCTTTAGTCTCCTTCTCAACAGGTTTTTTATCGTAGATTCGTATTGATGAACCCAACTCAAGTTTGCAATCAGAACCTTCTTTGACAACGCATTCCATATTGACCTACTTATTTCGATCCAAAATACGATCTAACTTTGCGACGATATCGTTGTGTACTTTTGTGCGAGTAATCAAAAAGTCTTTCGACTGACTATCGGCTGTATCTCGATACTCTTGAATGACTCGATCGTACCGCTCACGCATCTTTTCAGACCGAGCCTCATATTCTTTACGAATCTCATCCAGTTGCTCTTGGAAGCCTTCTACCAGTTTATCCAACCGTTTTTGCATGGCCATGAACTGATACACCAAGAACGCCGCGAAAACGCCGAGATGACCCCCTGATAGCAGTGTGTCTACCAGGGACTCCATCAGAACTCCGGTTCGTCAATCAGAGTGTATGTGAAAGAGTTGCCCCACTTAGACTTAGCTGCGTAGCAGATAGACATAAACTCATCAAAGTCTTTGCTGTGACTAAATACTTGGCAACCAGCGGACCATTTATCTACTTGCGTCGATGCTGATCCAGCTTTGTGGATATTGATGCCATAATAGCCTTCAGTAATAGACTGTACATCAAGATCAATAACGTCGTCTTTATTGCTGTCCCGGTAAGTCTTGACCGTACCGTTCCTTTGGCAGAGCGCATCGTATTTCCCCTGGTGTTTATCGATCTTCCAAACTGATCGATATTGTCCAGGTACAAGGATAGCAGTTCCTTCGACCCTAGATGGATTTTCCAGCCAATAGTTACCTGGCTCAGTAGTACATTCCCAGGTACGGCTAATCCACCCCTGCTCGTCACGGAACACCACACACATGCGATCATCAAAGCTATTGGCCTTGTGATTACGGCTGCGAATACCGATGATGTTCAAATTGTACTCACCCGACTCAAATACGGTGTGACCAAGAGACTCGACATAATCAAGGAGAAATGGGCGCATATTACGAACTACAGTTGGCGTTGGTGGCTTGGCAGATTTGGGCAATGTTGATTGCTTGTTGCTGTTGGTTCTCCAACATCTTTTGAACAATATCTTCCATCTTCTCAAGACGTTTCTCAATGCCTTCAATCTTAACATCGACAACCTCTTGCTTACCGACACTCACATCCTTTCGAGACTCCAAAGCAGTTAGACGTGTGCCTAATTCATCCACTTCTTGTGCAGATGATTCAAAAGATGCAAATGAGATTCCAGCAGCAAACACCACAGTAATTCCAGGTACGACTAAATCCTTGAGTTCCACGGTGACTCCAACTACTGATTTTCAACACAACTATAAGCCCCGAGTAGCTTATCCGTCAACTTGGATGGCTCACATCGTTGCTTATCTGTTTCACCTGTACGAATACACAACGCCCACATACACTGCAACGACATGGGGTCTCCACCAACCTCACTGATGCAAGGTGGTGGCATGTCTGTGAGTTTGTCAGCAATAGCAGACTCTCTTTTAGACTCTTCGATCGCTACTTCTTGAACTTTAGTGACCAGTTCTACGTTGCCGTTGTTAAGCTCTTTAATGGCCTCAGTTTGTGCCTCAATGGCTTTTACGCCAGCATCAGGTTTGAGGCCCCATCCAGCGCCAAAGCCGACACCAAGAGATGCTAGAACGGCAATAGTAGTCAATGTTACTGGTTCCACTTGTTTCATCCTCGCACCATCATCAAATGTTTATTTTTTCGCTGTGGTTTTCTTGGGTGCAGCTTTCTTGGGTGCAGCTTTCTTGGGTGCAGCTTTCTTGGGTGCAGCTTTTTTCTTTTCGAGTTCCGAAACTTTTGATTTCAAGTATGAGATTTCTTTTTCAAGAACAGCAATACCCAAAGCAAAGTTTTTAATCATCTTGCTTGTGTTTGGTGTCTTGGATTTTGAGATTTCCATCGCCAGTCGGATGTATTCATTCGCCATTTTAAACTCCTATGATGAAATAATACTTACTTTTACATCAGATGTTGGGCTTGTGTCGCCTGTCAAGGCTGATGTGGTAACACACCAGAAACTAAGTCCAGAGGTAAAAGCCCATCCCCCTTTAATGACGTATCTAGTAACAACTCCAATAGGAGCAAACAAAACTACATCAGGGACTGTAGAACTAACACCACCGCCCGTAGCAGATGATGCATCTACTAGCTTCACGTAACATGCAGGCTCATCAGTAGTAGCAACACCAGCAGTCGCATCAATTTCTATAATGTATACACTTCCAGATGTGGCGCCGGAAGCATTATTGGAAGAGTCGGTGTCTGCATCAATATTGACAATCAGCTTATCAGCTAAAGTTGTCAGACCGCTGGTTTTAGTAACAGCCATACGTCACCCTGTTACAATTGTTACTGCAATGGCTTCATTGCCACTGACGCTCGGCGTTGTGTTGTCTGTCGGGGTTGCGTTTTCTGTAGCACAAACCGACAACGCATCGAATGAAATGCCACCTGGAATTTCGTACTCATATGTAGAGCTTGCTGGACACGATAAAATCAAATCTGGTGGCGCAGATCCAACAGCAAACGAATAACCAAAAACAAATTTAACATAAACTGCTGCATTATTACTGTTTGCTATTTTACATGAAAACAAAGTTCCAGAACCATCCACAACATTAAGCTGAGCGGTGTTGGTCATATTTGCATCATGCAAAACTTTAGCTGATACAGCGTTGTCAAATCTGGTGGAAGTAAGCGCCATTTAGTTTCTACTCATCACTACCGATAGCAGCTATTGCTTTATTTTCTGATGCATCAACATACCCTTGTCCAAGGATGTAAGAAACACAAACGCCAGCAGTAAGTTTCAGCGCATCACCAAGTGCAATGTCTTCACCCAAGAATGCTAGTACCGGAGGCAACAAAGCCCCAAGAAATGCAGCCCAAAATTTACGTGATGCGAGTTTCGCTTTCAAAGTATCCATGGTGTCTCCTTAAAATTAGTTGAATGGTAACAACGCATCGCTACAGACACCCTGAAGATTTCTATTAGTGCCGTCTACGTTTGTCACAATTCGTGTCCAGCTTGCCGCATTATTTGTACTGCGCCAAATGTCGCCTGACCTACATGCAATCAACCAAGTGCCATTACCATCGGTCTCAATGTCCTCTGCCAATCGACCAGACGACATACCTGGAGCCACTTCGGTAAAGTTTGAAATAGTTTTACCGCTTACATCAAAATATCCAATAGTTTCATCGTTGGTCGTTACATGCGCAACT